TCTAAGGCTGTCTTGTCTGGTGGTACTGGCATCTACTATTCGGCTGATACGATTTGGATCATCGGCCGTCAGCAAGATAAGGACGACAAGACAAAGCAGATCGACGGATATCACTTCATCATTAACATTGAGAAGTCCCGATATGTTCGTGAGAAGTCTAAGATTCCTATCTCTGTTTCATACGAACAGGGTATTAACAGATGGTCTGGCTTCCTTGAACTTGCACTTGAAGCAAAGGTACTTGGAAAGCCTCTTTCTGGTCGTTATGAACGTATCGATGCTGATGGTGTGTTCTTTGGTCCTCGCTACAAGGAAGAAGAAATCATTTCTAATGATGCATTCTGGGAAGACATTCTTAAGACCACTAACTTCCGTGATTGGATACGTGAGAAGTATTCTGTTGCTGGTGCTGGCAGTCTCATTCAAAATAGTCCTGAAGAAGTGGGAGAAGACGAATGAGTGTCGGTAAATTATACAAGTTCCGCGATGATCTAAAGCAATACGATACTGTACCTATTGAATTATTGACAGAGAAGTATCAAGGTGTTATACTGCGATATACAAATGTTAGTGTGAAAGAGTTGGAAGATAATTCAGCAAGTCTAATTTTCGGCTATGATTTAGTCGAAATGGGTAAACACACTGAGACCAATCTGCGTCGGAGCAAAGACTTTGATCAGCATATTGGAACAATTCTCAACGAAATGATCTTAGAGGTAGTAGACGATGACATTGCAAAATCAAAGCTTAGAAAAGACGATACTAACGAGTTTGTTGAAGAGTGAAGACTACACTCGAAAGGTATTGCCTTATCTAAAGCCTGAGTATTTCCTTGTCGAAGAAGATCGTATTGTCTACAAAGAAATTCAGAGTTTCATTCTTAAGTACAATCAAGTTCCTAATCGCTCTGCATTGATGATCGAAATTGATGCCCTTAAAAACATCAAAGAAGATCAGGTTAAATCGATTACGGAATTTCTAGATTCGGTTAAGACGAACACTGATACTCCAAATGACCAGTGGCTTGTTGATAGTACCGAAAAGTTCTGTCAAGAAAAGGCTCTATATCATGCGATTATGTCCTCAATTGAAATCATGAATAACAAGAATGGTGCTCTGACAACGGGCGCCATTCCCTCTATTCTATCTGATGCTCTGGCCGTATCGTTTGATCCAAATGTCGGTCACGACTATCTTGAAGATTTCGATAAGCGATATGATTACTATCATCGTGTACTAGAGAAGATTCCGTTTGATCTAGAGTTCTTCAATAAGATCACGAAAGATGGTCTGCCGAAGAAGACATTGAATATCGCACTGGCTGGTACTGGTGTTGGTAAGTCATTGTTCATGTGTCATGTTGCTGCTTCTGCTCTCAATCAAGGCAAGAATGTATTGTATATCACTCTTGAGTTGGCCGAAGAAGAAGTTGCAAAGCGTATCGATGCCAATCTTATGAATATCACATTCGAAGACCTGATGGCTCTTCCGAAAGATATGTATGAGAAGAAAGCATCTGTGCTTAAGTCTAAGACAAACGGTAAGCTGATTGTCAAAGAGTATCCAACTGCTGGTGCATCTTCAATGCATTTCAAGGCTCTACTCAATGAGTTGAACCTGAAGAAGTCATTTAGGCCAGATATCATCTTTGTTGACTATCTGAATATCTGTATGTCCTCGCGCGTGAAGCCTGGTTCTAATATCAACTCATACACCTATATCAAGTCTATTGCCGAAGAGCTACGCGGTCTTGCTGTAGAGTTTGAAGTTCCATTAGTATCAGCTACACAAACGACCAGAAGCGGCTTTACTTCTTCCGATGTTGGTCTTGAAGATACTTCGGAATCATTTGGTCTGCCAGCTACAGCCGACTTCATGTTTGCGTTGATTTCCACTGAAGAGCTACAAGAGCTTGGCCAGATTATGGTAAAGCAATTGAAGAACCGATATAATGATCCTACAATGAACAAAAGATTTGTTTTGGGTATTGATAGATCGAAGATGAAGTTGTATGATGTGGAGAATTCGGCTCAGATAGACATTGTAGATAGTGGGCAGACTTCTAGCGTGCCTAAGATTCCGCAGAAACAATTTGGAAACAATAAAGATAAGTTCAAAGGATTTAAAGTATGAGTGAGATGCCAAAAGTCAGAAGTATCTATGAAGATATTACAATGAGAGGATTTGCTACGGTATGGGCTGAACAATGTAATCGATATAATGGAAGACTTTTAGTCGGTGAGAAATCTCATTGGTGCCCAGATTTCGATTATCTGCCAATAGATGAAACATGCAAAGAAATTGAAGCCTGCACATGTAAGTGGAAGTCATGATAGTAGAAGATGTTGACATTGAGATAAAAAAGTTCAAGATGTTTGCTGAGAAGGCCGACAGTGAACAGAAGATTATAGACCTTTGTAAGAAGTATCTCAAGCACAAAGGTGTTGATACTGATGCTCCTCTTGTAAACCATTTTAAACCTAGAGAACCTGAAAGAATATATGTTGGAATGAAAGATATTATATCTGTCCATGGTCAACATACAGTGGATGGTTGGGACATGTCTGCCTTGCAAACAAGTGAACAAATGATACATGCTAAAAAATATGTGATAGATAAGATTTTATATGAGATAGTTAGAAACGATATGATTCTATTCGATACATATAAAGACATGGCAAACTATCAAACAATCATCAAAGGCAAACTCAACGTGTGGAAGGAACCAACAAAGTGAAGATGACCAAGTATGAAGTAGTGCCGTTTAAGGATAATCATGACTATATGTGGGCAGTCTATGAATTTGCCACTGAGCAGGTCATCGATACTTTCTATTTTGAGGAAGATGCAAATTCTTTAGCTAAGAGACTAGACCGAGGTCACGGATTCGCTGGGTGGACGCCAGCCTTTCTTCTAACCAAGGTTGTAGTCAAGGAAGATATCAACCAGAAGTTTAACCAGCTATTCAAGGCATAACGCCTTCCAATATGACTTTCTGAGTGGAAAGCGTTTCCGAAGCTACGGAGGCGCTTTTCTGGTCTGGGCCGCTATGTCTGCCTCTAGCCAGCGGATGACGCTCCAAGACGCTCCGGGCGCTCTGGAAAAACCATAATGAAATCAATAGCTTACGGTATGCGCTGGACGCAGATCAGACATGCAAAACCAAACATTGAAAGTGGGGGGTTTAATCACTATATCCAGTATGTAACAAGAGAGACTTATAGACATGATCACCCTTGCTCAATACCTCCGCGACCGCAACGCTGCTACTGAAGCGTGGGTTGCCGAAGACCCGACTAATCGTTGGGCTGGCATGTACACTGAAGACCTCGCCCATTGGGCCGAGATCGGTGTGCTGACCATGCGCGACTTTCTGCGATACGAGATGGAGACCCAGTATTCGGATCTTCACAAGGATGCTTACGGCTTCCGCCCGCGCGATATCAATATCTCGGAGTGGTCGTATGAAGAGTTGGTCGAGGAGACCGACCGCATGTATCGTTACATGGAATCTCAGGCTGAGTATGATGCTCAGTGGGAGATTCAGGAAGCGGCGTATCGCGCCGAGCAGGAAGCAGAACATGCTGCTTGGCTCGCTGAACAGCCCGAAGCCATCGATTATGTGGCCTGTCACTATCAGGAAGGTTGGCTCTAATGCTTGAAGTTCTAATCCGCGTTTCGCTTTTTGTTGCTATGGTCGCATTTGCCGCCTGGTTCTGGACAACTGTTTTCTCTTGGGTGTTCTAATGCTTACAATCTACAAAGTCATTGGTTGGACGAACCCTATTGATTGGGCGTCTCCCACAAAGGCTTGCACTCTTGGCTACTTTCAGTCCCGTTTTGGCGCTGAAGACAAGATTGCTGATATGAAAAGCGAACCCGACTATGGTTATGACTGGTCAGAGTTTGAGATTGAGGAAATTGGGGTATGGCCGTAATGTCTAAGTTTAAGATGTATCAGATGGTCCGAATCAAGGGCATGCCGAAAGGTGATATTAACGAGTTTGCGAAAATTCGTGGTGTACACGGTGACGGTACGTACTGGATTGCGAACCTTAATTCGCCCTTTTCGGGCACGATTAGCGCCGTTGTGACGGCGGAGGAGATTGAAAGTCTTGCTTAGAATTCTGATGGGTATGGTTCTTGGCGCATCCGCTGCGACTGGACTTGGATTTCAGATTGTGATGGGCACTATCGGCTTAGGTCTTATGACTTGGGGCTTCTATTCAATGCTTATGAATGGTGAATTGGAATAATGTTTAGCACCTACAAGACCGAGTATATGAACGGCTTTCATATGACTTTCGCAAACGGTTGGACTGTATCGGTTCAATTCGGCAAGGGCAACTATATCTCGGATCGTGGTCATCACGGTCAAAGTGTTGACGCTGAGATTGCCGCTTGGGACAAGGACGGTAAGTGGTATTACTTTTCCGATCAGAATGATAATGTGAGGGGTTGGGTCAAGGACGATGAGGTCGCCGACTTCATGGTAATGATTAAGGCGAAGCAAGAGGGATA